TTTGAGGTGTTCTATTTCTTTAAAGAGAAGTTCGGGTATGATTTTGGTTTTTTGTAGTTGGTTTTTAGCATCTACCACGAGTTGGCGTTCTTCAAAATTGATGTCTTTTACACGCAATCTGCACACCTCGATAGGGCGTAGGAAGTTGTAACTTACAAACTTAATCATCAGCAGCAGTTGCTTGTCGTGGTTTTCTAAGTATCTAAATAGTTCTTCTTCTTGTGCTTGGGTATAGGTTTTATTGCGTTCAGGCTTTGCTTTGAGCACTGGTATTTTGCTCACGAAATTATCTGTGATATATTCGTTTTCTTCTAAGAATGTAAATAATATAGAGAGACTTGCGCGGAAATTATTGCGGTTTTTGGGGCTGGTGCGTTGCAATACACTATTGAGGAAGTTGAGGACTGTCCGCTTAGTAATGACGGAAAGCACTCGATCTTTAAATCCGTTTTCATACAGCCATTTTTGGAAGTTTAGTAATCGGTATTTGTGGTCTTTGAAAGAGGTTTCTTTCATTGTAGCCTGAGCGTTTTCCAAACCTAACTCAATGGCTTTTTCTATGGTTATTACTTTTTCTTCTGTATACCCTTCTTCATACGGACTGTAGCCATTTTTCAGCACATCCTCTACCATATCGCGCAGTTGTTTAGCAGCTGCGCGGCGTACTGAAGCATCTTTATGTCGGTTCATACCATAGTAGAGTGGTGTTTGTCGCTCCATTTTTTTAGTTTTAGGATTTAGATAAGAGAAGTACACGTACCAACGTTTGGAAGTATCGCCACCAGCATCATAGATTTGGGGCTTTGTATAGAGACCTTTGTTTTTCATTTCGTATGCGTTTCCGTATGCGTTTCTGTATGCGTTTTTTAGCTTGTTGTTAAATTCTGACATAAAAAAAGAGTGATTTATGCGTATAAACCACTCTTTTTCAGTTATCTAATTTTTGTAGCGGGAACTGGACTCGAACCAGTGACCTTCGGGTTATGAGTTTAAAACTATATAGTTTAAAAATTCATAACTTTTTGTTTTACAATACTATAAAAACTGATAAACTTGTTAAAAATATAGTGATTTGTATGCGTTATTAGTATTCGTTTTCTCTACCTTTTAGGGTAAAAGTATATGGTTATTAGAGACTTATCAAGCTATCTTACTCTCAGTCTCTTCAGTGAAAAGTATGCGTTTTTTAAGTGCGGTAAGTTCTTCTTCCAACCGCTCCACCTTCTCCTCCAATAACTGCGAATTCTTTTGTAATAAAATATTCTTCTCCCTTAAAAAAGTTACTTCTGATTCATCTGCTCCACCTCTATTTTCTATCATTTCTCCTCGACCTTTTAAAAGCCAATTTGCATTGTATTTAGGATAATTTTCAAGTATTTTCATTATCCATTCTACAGAAATAGATGTGTTATTACGCTTAGCACGAGATAAAACGCCTTGACTTGCGCCTATCTTATGCTCTAATGTGGTAATATTAATGCCCTCATTATTAGTTATTTCAGTTATTCTGTCAAAAAATTTTTTCATATTCAATGAAATTTATCCTTAAAATATTTTGTTAAATGAAAATTATCATTTACTTTTGCCCCGTTAAAATTAACATATCAAAATTACTTGGTAAAAATAACACTTAAAATGGAATTAACAAAACAAATTACAGATTTTTTTAATCAGCAGGGTTCAAAACAACGCCTGCGTATGCTCCTCGCATTAGAACTTGATGTGTCTTTTGAAACCGTTTCTCGTTGGCTCAATCGCGACAACGAGAAACTCGACAATACCAAAGGGCGCAATGCTTTAATGAAACTTACAGGGCTTTCTAATGAAGAATTGTTTAACACCTCTAATTTCTAAACGCTATGAACAAACACGAACATTTTCTAAGTTTCAATGGCAAAAACATTATCTATGTAAAAGTAGATAAAACGTATTGGATTGCCTTAAAACCTATTTGTGAGGCTCTGAATGTAGATTATATCAGGTCGTTCAGAAACGCAAAAAATGACCCAATTTTAGGGTCTGTATTGTCTGAACAGACAATACAGGTGGCAAAAAACGGCAAAAAACAGGGTAGAAATATGACCTGTATTCCGGAAAAATATGTATATGGTTGGCTCTTTTCTCTTCGTTCTGATAGTGCCGAACTATTAGCCTACAAGCGCACTTGCTATGAACTTCTGTACAATCACTTTCACGGTACCATTACTAACCGCAAAGAATTGCTAATGCAACGCGAAGAAGTAGATAACCAAATAGGAAAGCTAAAACATCAACTTAAGGAAAAAGACGAATCGTTTAAAACATTACAACATCTGCAAAACCAACGGAAGGAGATTTGTAAGCAACTTAATACGATTGATGATGAACTTGTAAAACAACCTACTTTATTTTAATCCTCCACACTATGTTTAAACGAATCACTTATTATCATCTCGACCAAGATTGTCGTTTGTGCCGTGTAGAGTTGCGCACAATCCTTTTTGGTTTTGTTATCAGTCGCCAGTTTTGCGATGTGATATAACTATTAAATGTTTTTCAATGGATGCTGAAACAGTGTACAAGGTTGCCCAGGCGTTGGATAATACCCAACGAGAACGCTTGCGCCAACTATTGAATACCAATGTAGAAAGCATTCCAACAACTAAAAAGAAAAAGAAGAAACAACTATGGGACGAAAACGAGTTAAGAGAGCGAATCATCGCCGATTTCCAAAGAAGAGCAAGAGAGTTCAAAAACAAAAACACCCTCCTCACCTCCTCTTCGAGGTAGCTCCGATAAGTGCTACTGCTAAAGTAAAGACTACCTATAAGGTGTCATCTGAAAAGCGGAAGATATACAATAACACTTACCGACTAAAATGCAAAGGGTATAGAGTAGAACCGCACAAGCACACTATCTATGCCTATAACGAAGAAGTAATGAACACTACACAAGCCAAGAACTTAATGAAACTCGGCTTTGTAGTTCAATTAGAAATTAAGTAAACACTATGAAAGAAAAAAATAATATTGACAGATTTGACATAGAAACTTTGGCTTGTACCATTATGGGATTTGATATTGATGAAATGGAATATGAAGAAGGTAAAGTGGAAGAATTATTTTATGAATACTTTGGTTTTGACTTGGACATTTTTGAAAAAATTATTAGTAAACTTATTCCTTTAATTGATTTTGGAAAATCTCCTCTAACAGGCAAAAAATATAAAGGATTTGCAAATATAAAAGAAAAATTTTGGATTCTAAAAACAGAGTGTTAGTCCAAAAACAAGTATTAATAAGGTAATATCTTACCTTTTATCTCTTACCTTATGATAAAATCATCAGTCATAGATAAATTATACGAAGCCGACCTTTGTCAAGCTATTGGCAGGGTGTATACCGATGCCTCGTATAAGATACGCAATAACGGAACGGCGGAGGGGTGCTCGCCTTTCAAAAACGAACGCACCCCCAGCTTCAAGGTTTCCAATGTAAAGAATATATGGAAAGACTTCGGTTCGGGCAAAGGAGGTACAAGCATTATCGACTTTGTCCAAGCCTATAAGGGAGTTGATTTCCTCGAGGCGGTAAAAATTGCCTGCGAAACCCTCAACATTCCTATAGAATACGAAAAGGAAACCGACGAGCAAAAAGAAAAGCGCACTCAAAAGCAAAGCCTCACACAAATACTCAAGAAAACTGCCGAAATATACCGTCAGAATTTCGTGAGTTTGCCCCCTGAGAGCGAAGCCAAGAAGTATATGCTTAGCCGTAATTTTACCGATGAGATTGTCGATAACTTCGGTATTGGTTATGCCTTGGCAGGCTTGTACGAGGCTTTCAAAGAGCAGGCTATCGTGAGCGATGGCGAAGCATTAGGACTGTTGCGCAAGAATAACCAAGGCAACTATTACGACTTCTTTAAGGGGCGTATTATCTTCCCTATAGCCGACAAGTATGGGCATTGTGTAGGCTTTGGGGGCAGAATACTTACTAACGATAAGAAGCAACCTAAGTATATCAATAGTGCTGAGTCTGATTTATTCGATAAATCCAACTTGCTGTACGGCTTCCATTTGGCGCGTAATACCATTGCCAATACAGGAGAGGTGTATTTAGTAGAAGGCTATACCGATGTAATGCGTATGCATCAGATAGGGTTTGCCAATACTGTTGCTACCTTGGGCACGGCTCTCACGCCACAACACTTGGCACAGCTGAAGAAACTTTGCCGCAAGGTGATTATCTTCCGCGATAGCGATAGCGCAGGGCAAACGGCTGCCGAGCGTGATTTACAGCTGATACTGCAAGCGGGTTTGTTTGCCGAATTAGTGGTATTCCCGTCGGAAGACAAAGAAGACCCTGACAGTATAGGGCAACGCCCCAATGCGGTAGAACTTATCAAATACTCGCGCAACGATGCTATATTGCACCTTATAGGCGAAGCCTACCGCGCAGCACTCGATCGCTATACTGAAAAACACGGAGAAAGAAAAAAGCCATTACTATTGCCCGAAGATAAAAAGAACCTCACCGAATTGGCTGGCAAACTCGTAGGCTGTATTCCCGATGATACTACCCGCGAGGCATACACTGAGCAGCTCAAAGAGTTGTTTAAAATTAAGGTAGTTTCAAAATCAGAGAAGGTTGAAAAGCAATATCTCAAGATACCAGAGATAATTATTGATATGGGAGAAAAGAACTCTAACCTTAGTAGACCAGTAGGCGACGGCGACGGTTCTCTCGACTTCTATCTCTTTCCTGATGAAGTAGAAAACCCTTACCTATATAAGAATGAAATTATAGAATACGGACTTTTTCAGCACCATAACCGCATCTATACATCAGCGGGCAAGGAGGGTAAGGAATACTTTATGTCGATTTCCAATTTCTCAATTGAAATAGTGCAACACATGCAAGATGAACAGTTTCCAATGAAACTTATACGTATATGTAATGTACATAACACTGAGAAGATTTTTGATGTGATTTCTGATAAAATAAACACCCTCCCTTCATTTAAGAATGTGGTTACTTCTTATGGTAATTTTTCATTCTCAGGTACAGCTGCACAACACGAACGTCTCTTGCGCTATTTGTTTGACCGTATGGGTAACGGAAGAAAAATTGATGTATTAGGCTGGCAACCTGAAGGCTTTTGGGTATGGAATAATAAGATAGTGATACCAGGGGAACGTGAAGAACTTATCAATAAAGAAGGACTTTTTAAACTTAAAAACGAAAGCTATTACATTCCTTCTGCAAATAGAAGCTATGATAAGAATATCTATAAATATGGAGCACAAAAGAAATTCAAATCATTTGATACTCAAATGAGTATTCACAACTATTTTCGACAAGTATATAAAGTACATCGAGGATATGCTATTACGGGTATTCTTTTCGGTATAGGTTCGTTATTTCAAGACATAGTCGTGAGTTGTACAGGATTCTTTCCTATACTATTCTATTTTGGACCAGCTTCAACTGGTAAAGATAATATATGCGAAGCTATACAATCGTTTATGGGAGTTCCTCAAACCGCTATACAATTGGAGGGAGCAGCTTCTACTATCAAAGCACAGATACGAGAGTTTGCACAATTTAGCAATGGTATATCGCAACTATCGGAATACAAGAGAGGAAACCCACAAGTAGATGGTATCATCAAAGGTTTATGGGATAGACGTGGGTACAAACGTGGCTCTATAGAAAGCAAGGTAGCCGTAGATGAAGTACCTATCATCAGTTCTACTATACTTACAGGTAATGATTACCCCAGTGCTGAAGCACTTATCTCTCGACTCATTTGGGAAGAAATGGAGAGCAGGGAATTTAGTGAAGAAGAGAAAAAAGAATATGATAAACTGAAAGATATTGTTCGCAAAGGTATTTCGGGCATATCTAATACTTTTATCAACCAGCGTACTCTTTTTGAAGAACGTTTTCTCGACACTTATCGCGTGAATAAAATTGCTTTAGGTAAGTTAGAAAAATTGCAGAATGTACCTACCGTATTATTGACAATTTAGCCGTGTTGCACACTATATATAATATATTCGAGTCGCAACAGTTCTTTCCTTTTGGAAAAGCAGATATGATAGATCACTTTGAAAAGATAGTAGAAAATCAACGTCGAAAACTTGATACAGATTCGCCTATCAATAAGTTTTGGGATTGTTTCCTATCGTGTATGCGCTTAACTCAGGGAGAGACACTGAGGATAGATGTAAATATAAGAGAGGAAGGAGGATTACTAAAATTTAATTTCACTACTGTATTTAGTATCATTCAGAGGCAATGGTTTGTACAAAATCGTGAATCAGCACCCTCAAAAGCAGAAATGAGAAAACTTATAAAAGAATGTGAAGCCTATAAAGATGAGGTGAAGAGTATTCGTATCAATATGGAAATTAATTGTAATACCAGTGCCTTTCTTATCGACTTAAATAAGGTAAATATAAAAGAAGAACTAATGGCAGAAATAGAATTACAACGTATACGAAAACCTAAGACTACCTATAATAATAGTAACATTCCAGATGCAATAGTAGATGAAGATGATTTGCCATATTGATTTTATTTTTTTACAAAGCGCAATTTTTTACTAAAAACCTCTGTTTTTTTTTCCGACATTTCCGACAAAGACTTATTTATTTAAAAATCAGATTATTAAGT